AGTTCGGCGAGGGTCACGGATCAGCTCCAGGGGATCTCGGTCGTGGCGCCGAAGGGCACGATGGCCGGCACATCGGCATCGCGCTTCAGGGCGCTGATCGTCAGCTGGAAGTTCTGCGGCTGGTCGGCGTTGACCCACTGGGAGGTGCCGTTGCCGGTGACCGTGCAGTAGGGCGCCACGAAGTTGAGCGGCGTGCCCTGGGCGGCCTGGCCGTCGAAGCGGCAGAAGTACTCCTGTTCCGCGGAGAGCGGGACCAGGCGCTGCAGCGTGTCAGCGGAGCGCTCGTAGGTGGCCAGCAGCGTGAGCTTGTAGCCGGACGGCATCCGCGCGATCGCCAGACTGACGTCGGCAGTGCTGCTGCCGACCAGCTCGATGCTCGCCGGGTCCAGACTGGCAACGAAGTCGTCGGTGACCGTCAGTGCCACGGGGCCCAGGTGCTTGATGGTGGCCGTGCCATCGGCCACGGTGCCGCCGCCGGTGGGGAATGACGGCGGGCTGGCGCCGGTGGTGCCCGCCACGGTGACCACGTAGGCCACGTTGCTAGCGGTGATGACATCGCCCACCGCCACCGCGGTGCTGTTGGCCCGGGCGGCGCCCTTGATCTCCAGCGAGGTGAAGCTGGTGATCTTGCGCACGCCTTCCGGGTTGGCCTGGGTGACGCCAAGCGCCCAGGAAGCGCCGCGGGTGGCACCGCGCAGTTCTTCGTCGGTCACCGTGCCAGACGCAACGGTGATCTCCTCCACCTCCGCACCCATGAAGAGGGCGAAGTTCTGGAGGGTCATGGACTCCATGGTAAGGGTGATCGTGTTGCTCTCGCTGGTCGTGAAAACCTTGTCCGTCTGGAAGCTGCCGGAGCGCGCTTCCTGGTGCTCGGACGTCTCGACCGTGCGTTCGAGCTCGATGGACGGGACGTTGCCCGGGTCGAAGAACCCGTGCGGGCCGGTGGAATCACGCGTGGCGATGCGGAAGACGCCGCCGCCCTTGACGTAGTTGGACTTTTTGGTGACGGCAGGCAGTGCCATGGTGATCTCCTTTTGGTTACAGCGCTTGGGATGGGTCGCCCCATGCCTCAATGTGAGTAATGTTGATTTGCGTTCTTACGCCAATGACGCCTCCACCAAGCCCTTCGCGGATTGGCTCCGTGCTAACAAGCTCAATGACACCAAGCCGCCCTTCTGGATCTGAGAGTGCGCCGCTATCGGTGGCAATGACTCGGCGGTGATCGGCCGCAATGCGATGGATTAGCGAGCCCGGCCGATCTCCGTCCTGCAGTCGCGCATACGTGTCAATCTGCACGCCGTGGGAAAGCGTGAATCGCCGGACTGCCCTCACAACCGGCGCATTGCTCGGCGTCGACAGGGCGAGTTCGCGCGTGTTGATCGTGCTGATCCAGGCCGAACCATCGGCAATCTCAACCCCAACCTCTTCGCGCCGGACATCAGATCCGGATTCCGTAAGCCAGCCATCGACAATGCGGACTGACTCCAAGAGGGCGGCAACTGCCTCAATAACCCGTTCGCCCAGTGTCGTACTCATGCGCCATCACCGCGCACAGGAGCGCACGCCCACCACTGCATGCTGTCGTCACGCTCGCCGGTCCACTTCGTGAGGCGCCACGACCGGCCATCGTCGCCGATGACCGTACCGTTGGCCTCAACCGTGACCGTGGCGGCCTCGATCCCGATCTGGCGCGACCGCACGAATGCAGCCACGCCAGATTCAGGACTGCCGGCGTCGATCATCTGTTCCTCGTCAAAGAGGTAGGTGATCGCCGTTTCGACGCCATCGGGTGAGCGATACGTTCCCGCATCGCCCAGCCCGACGCCGGCAAAGGCCGGCAACGCCATTGCGTCGAATTGGCGTTGCCATGCGCGCATGCCCATTACGTCTTGGTCGCGTTGCCCGGCGTGAGCTTGATGGTGCAGGTCGTCTCATCGGCCGCGCCAGCGACCCACGCCACCGCGCCGCCCGTGATGTCGCCGGTCGCCGGGGTCGCCGCAGAGTCGTCGAACTTGCCGGCGGACACGTCCCAGATGAGCTTTTCGCCCTGCGTGAAAACGGCCGCCGTGACCTTCGGGACGCCCGAGAAGACGCCTTCGACCGCGACCGCGCCACTGCCGGTTGTCGCGGCAATGTCGGTCAACGCGATGCCGATGGTGTGGCCCATCACGACCACATCGCCGGCCGCGATGGCCGAGCCGCTGTTGGCGTAGGTGATGACCCCGCCTTCCTGCTGATACTTCGTCGTCATGTCTCAACTCCTGAAAATGGAAAGGGCGCCGAAGCGCCCTTGAATTGCCGGTTGCGCCCCTATCAGGAGCCGTTGCTGCGGACCAGGCCGCGCCAGTCGATGACCTTGGCCGCGAAGTCGAGCCGCGCCTTGACCTTGATGCCGTCGGTGTCGAAGTCCACCATCTGCTCCACATAGACGCCCTCGGCGCCTTCGAGATAGCAGTATTCGACCGTGTCGACCTGGCTCGAATCCGCGGCCATGTACCAGTGGGCCGCCGAGGTGGAATCAAGCAGGGCTTCCACGATGGGTTCGACAGCGGTCGCGCCGCCCGCGCGGAACTCGTTCACGCTGCCCGGGGTGCTCGGCGTGTAGTTCGCGCTGGTGAACTGGTACGCGGTCTGCTCCAGAGCCGCCGGCACGATGATGTAACGCGGCGTCAGGTTCAGGATCTCGGACGCCATGCCAGTCTGCTTGCGGAGCAGCTTGCGGGCGGCAGCAAGCGCCGCGGCAGCGTTGGTGGCGTCGAGCGCAGTGGTCGCGCCGGTGCTCAGGTTGCCGTGGCTGGCGTGGAACAGCGCAACGCCGTCCGACATGTTTCCGTTTGCGGTGAGCTGCTGGTAGACCAGCGAGTTCTCCAGGCGGCGCGCGGATCCTGCAAAGCCAGTGATGGCGCGGTCGAACGCGCGCATATCGTCGTTCACGATCATCTCGCGCGTGACGGCCAGACCGCGAGCGTAGGTCGCGATGGTGTACTGCTCGCGCTTCTCGGACACGGTGCCGTAGGTGATCTCGGCGCCCTCGACCTTGAGCGACAGCGCGGGGTTGTTGGCGAGCTGCGTGACGCTGATGGTCTTGAAGTCCGGCGCGTTCGGCGCGCGACGCGCCCAGCGGGCATAGCTCGGCACGTTCTCCGCGTACTGGCGCTGCATGCGCTTGTTGGCGACGTTGGCCAGGATGTACGGAAAGTCAGACGTCGAGTGCGCGCGCATGAACTGCGTGGCGATCTCGTGGCGCGGCATGCCGGCGGTGTTGCGGCCGGTTTGCGCGAGCACGGCGCGGGCCATGTCGAGGAACGAGGCGTAGGCGAACGGGCGCGCCACGTCCTCGACCTTGCCGCCGGTCATGCGGGACAGCATGGCGGACTCGACGCCGGCAAACACGGCGGCGCGCGTCAGGTCTTCGCCGACGCTGATACGGGGATTCATCGGCGTTTCCTTGCGCTTGAGGGATTCGATGATTTCGGCGCGGCACTCGGCCACGTTCTTGCCGTCAGCGATCCACTGGTCGACGGTTTCGGCCGGGATGTCGAGGCCATTGACCGCGGCGCGGATCATGCTGATGCGCTCGCGCTCCGCACGGGTTGCGGCTTCGCGGACTTCTTCGGCACTCGCCACCGAAGCCGCAGGCGCGGCCGGGGTCTGCACCGGGGTTTCGGTGGTGGTGGTCATATCTCTCTCCATGTTGGTGATAGTGAAGCGTTGCGCGTTGTCGTCGGCGTTGCGGCCGACCCCCACGCTCGGGTCCGCCGGCACGCTGACCAGCGAAAGTTCCATTGGCTGCCAGCGAGTCACGCGGTACTCGTTGGGGCCGTCCGAATTGGCGCGCAGCAGGACGCGCTCGTTGATCTGGTAGCCGACGCTGACGTTGCGGATCACGCCGTCCCGAATGTCGGACCAGAGCGAATCGAGATCCGCGCGGGAAGAAAGGCGCACCTCCGCGTGACCCCTGCCACCTTCCAGCCATGCGCGCTCAACCACGCCGATGTGGGCATCGCGGCTGTATGAGTCATGCCCCCACAGCAGCGGCGCGGCGCCGCCGTCAATGCGCGACATGTCCACTTCGTCCGCGTCGTGGCCGAGGACTTCGAGCCACGGCTCGTCGAACCAGGACGACCGCAGATATGGCTCGTCGCTGCTGAAAGAGATGCGGAACGTTCGCTTGCCCGCGTCCAATACCTCAACACCCGACGCTGCGCGATGCAGCGCAGGGCCGGTGATCTTCTGTCTCATGGTTGCTCCTATGCGGTTGGCGCGGATGGCGCCTGCGACTGCGTGTGGCGCGCGTCGCTGTCGATCTTGATGCCGAGCCGGTCCAGCTCTTTGTTGGTCGCGTCGATTTCCGCGAGGACGTCTGCGGTTTCGTAGCCAAGCGACCGATGAACTTCGGGAAGCGCGAAGATTCCCGCGCGCATGGCGTCACGCATTGCCGGGTATTCGCGCGACGGGTCCACGACTTCGCGCCGCGGCGGCGTCCATCGCCAAGTGGTCTCGCGCACGTCGATTCCGGCCTGCACCGCGCGCTCGGCCCACCATGCCGCGATCCCGTCGCAGAACTGCGGGATGTGGACGTGCCAGCGGGAGTGCTCGATGGTGCGCTGCATTTCCAGCCAGCCCATGCGCCCGGAACTGAAATTGGTCTCTGACAGGTCGCCGGTCAGTGCTTCGTAGCTCAGGCCGAGGCCAGCGGCAATCCGGCGCAACCGTTGCTTGGCGAACGGGACGTAGTCGCCGGAATCAGGCGCCGGAGTTGATTTGACCTCGGTGCCGTATGGAACGATCTCAGTTGCGCCCGGCTCCTGCCTGTCCGTGACGCTCCACGACTGAGTGATGGACTCGGGAGCGATGACGTAATCCACCTTGCAAGCGGCCATCTTGGCGCGCAGCAAAACGGCGTCTTCGTAGCCGTCGAAGTCGTGCAAGTCGATGGTGATAGGTGCGAACCACGACACGCCGCGGCGCTGGCCTGGGCGGTCCACACGGTAGACGTGGATCACATCGGATGCCTGGATCAGCGTCGAGTTGCGCAGACCGTAGTCGGAAACGCTTGACGGCGCCGCCGCGTACATCCAATAGCCGGTTGGCTTGCCTTCGGTGCTGTATTCGATCCCAAGCGTGCCTTTTGTCGTGTCGAGCCAATCAGGCTCAAGGACCACGATGCCAAGCGGCACCGCAAGATCTGCGCGCGTCACGCGCCGCACGAAGCATTCGCCAGACTCGACCATCGTTCGGTGCACAAGCGCTTGGGCACCGTAGAAGTCAAGCCGATTGATGTCGTCGATGCGCGACGCCGCCCACCGATCAAACT